AATATTATAGGATGGCCGCTTTTACCCCTGGTGTCCAAAGGAGGTTTTAGTATAAATGGGACACCAGGACACCAGCAAATAGCACAGAAGTTGAGAGCCATCCCTGGTGTCCTGGCTCATATTTACAAAAATGCCACGACAACCTACTACATTTAGGCTATCTGCTAAGAACATCTTCCTCACTTATCCACAGTGCGACATAGAGAAAGATGAGGTTCTTCGGATGCTTCATTCCCTCAAATGGACGGTCGTCAAACCGACGTACATCAGAGTCGCAAGAGAGGAACACACTGACGGACAACCTCATCTCCACTGCCTCATACAACTATCAGGGAAGTCGAACATCAAGGATGTTAGATTTTTCGACCTTACTCACCCCAGAAGGTCTGCCAATTTTCACCCAAACGTCCAGGCAGCCAAAGACGCCAACGCCGTCAAGAATTACATCACCAAAGAGGGTGATTATTGTGAATCCGGACGATACAAAATATCTGGCGGAACAAAGACCAACAAAGACGACGTCTATCACAACGCTATCAATGCCACTTCTGCATCAGAGGCTCTTGCAATTATCCGGACAGGAGATCCAAAGGCATTCATCGTTCAACATCACAACATCAGTGCTAATATCCACAAGATATTCGCTCAGTCTCCGGAGCCATGGACTCCTCCGTTTCAACTCTCCTCTTTCACTAACGTTCCGGATGAGATGCAAGAGTGGGCGGATGATTATTTTGGTCGTCTTTCCGCTGCGCGGCCACATTTTCATAATAGTCTCAGGCCAGTGTCCATCATCGTGGAGGGTGATTCAAGAACCGGCAAGACGATGTGGGCACGTGCTTTGGGATCTCACAATTATTTGAGTGGACACCTGGATTTCAATTCTAGGGTTTATTCAAATGATGTGGATTATAACGTCATTGATGACGTCGCACCGCACTACCTAAAGATGAAGCACAGGAAAGAATTGATTGGGGCCCAAAGGGACTGGCAATCAAATTGCAAATACGGAAAGCCGGTTCAAATTAAAGGCGGCATACCCTCAATCGTGCTTTGCAATCCAGGCGAGGGGTCCAGTTATAAAGAGTTCCTCGACAAAGAGGAGAATCTGTCACTCAAGAACTGGACTCTCCACAATGCAAAATTCGTCTTCCTCAACTCCCCCCTCTATCAAACCACAACACAGAATAGCCAAGAAGAAGAGGGCCATTCGGAGAAGACGAATTGATTTAGAGTGCGGTTGCTCAATATACCTCCACATCGACTGCCGAGGACATGGATTCACGCACAGGGGAACGCATCACGCGACGTCAAGCGGAGAATGGCGTGTATACCTGGGAGGTGCAAAATCCCCTGTATTTCAAGATAACCAACGTGGAGATTTTGCTCCACGCCAACACGACAGTGTACCATGTCCAGATACGATTCAACCACAACCTGAGGAGAGCGTTGGATCTCCACAAGGCATACTTCAACTTCCAAGTCTGGACGACTTCTCTGACAGCTTCTGGGACGACTTATTTAAATAGATTTAAATTCTTAGTCAATATGTATTTAGATCAATTAGGCGTAATCTCAATTAATAATGTCATTAGAGCTGTTCAATTCGCAACAGACAAGACGTATGTAACAGATGTACTGGAGGATCATTCAATAAAGTTCAATTTTTATTAATTTAAGATCGAATCATAAAAATAGATCCGGATCTTAAGGGTTGCATATACAGGGTTCGAGGCATGAGTACATGCCATATACAATAACAGGGCATTCTCCGTGTGRTTCTCGTACTTCGCGGCCTCCTGATGGTTGTAGACCACATGATTGTACACCTTCCAAAAACGCCGCACCACAGCCTGCTCGTTACTGGCATACTGTCCACCCGTAACCTTCGCGGAGAACCTGTGCATGACTTGGAGACGATCGCGGAGATCGTTCTTCACAGTCGCAGTACTGGGCTCGTTATCGTACATGTTGAACACCTGGCCGAAGTCCATAGGGGTACCATACGGCCTCCTGTCCCTAACTAACCAGAACAATACGCTATTCGTATGGTTCTTCAGCTTAATATTGTCGTCCATCCATACCTTCCCTAATATATATACAGACTTAACGCAAAAACGTTTACCGACACGGTGAGTAATGCCATTACCCCGTGTCACATCAGATATACACAACACCTTCCCGGTATGAGAGACGTCATGACGCTGTTCGAACGATTGGACTTTACAAGGCCCTTCACAACCCCTCGGAATGTCTGGGCTTCTCAACGTCCGGTATATCCTGGGCTTCCTGTACATGGGCCTGTTGACCCACTCTGCGGCCTTGTCGAATTTGGGCCGAACACCCCCACGAGGAGATAAATTGGACGTGCGGGAAATCTTGGACGTTCCCGCCGTTGTGCGGAATGGGGGATACCGCTTAGGCATTTTTGAAATAAAGCTTATTGGGCCATCATATCATAACCCTTTATATAACAACTTAGCGCCCAAGTATTTTTAAACAAATAGGCCCAGAGGCCCAAGTCGGATTGGTCAGTCAAATTTGTCTTTATCTGAAAGGGACCACATATAATGGCCGACAATGCGGCGCGAATTGCGGGAGCGGGTCGGGGAGCGAGCGCCACGTCATGAGGGGGGGAAAAAAATCGCGGCCATCCAGT